TGCGGACACAAAGTCCTTGATTGCAAATTTGCCCGTCTTGGCCGCCTCAATGAAGGCATCTTCGAACCGACTGCCAACACCGCGAATAGCGCGCTCCAGCTCGGACATGATATTACTGCTCTCGCGCAATCCGTCATTGATCTGCCGAATCTTTCGTCCGGCAACATCCGGATCCAACCCCTCGGCCATGAGGTCTTTGATGTGCTGGATTTCTGCAGCCGCTTTTTCCGCCGGCGTTCGGGTTTCATCGAACAACTGCTGCATCTCGTCCTTGAACTGCCGGATATTCTGAAGGTCAGACTGGAAGCCTTCTGTAAGATCATGGGTCGTTTTCTCAATTAGGTCTTCCCGCAACTGCTTGGAGGCTTCCAGGGCCTGCTTGACAGAGCCCATGGCATTATCTATATCGATGGCTTTGGTGTACTCGTCCTCATAGCGTTTGATGGCCCGGCCGAACGATTCTTCGCCGAGAAATTTCCGCAATTGGTTAGCCTTGGCGATATTGTCGGCATAGACTTCCGACACGGTGCGGAGACTTTGCTTGAGCGATTCCGCCTCCGCCTTCATCTTTTCCAGGGCTTTTTCGGCATCTGTTTTTTTATGCTTCTTTTCTTTACCGCCCGAAGCCTCCGACCCCAACCCCAACATAGCCGCCGATGCTGCCGGAAACCCCCCGCCAAAGCGCCCCGGCCCCGTCGCCAGCAGGCTGCCCAGATCCCGGGTAATTGTTGCCCCTCCTGCCGTAAGGCTGCCCAGGCTTCGCCGCGCATCGCGAAGCGCCGCACCGCCGACGTTCAATTCCGGCAACTGAACAGGCTTCGTGATCCCCACACGAGCGAGCCCGTTTTTGATGAAGCCCGGCGTGTATTGCTGGCTCGCCGCGCTCAAGCTGTTGATGCCGCGAACCCCGGTGTTGATCAACCCTTCCAGGGCCCGGATTTGAACTTCAAATATGCCGACTACCCCGGTTGCCACCGCACCCGCACCGGTCAAAACCGCCGTGCTGAAGGCTGCAAAGGTTACAGCCATTCCTTTAATGGCCTGGATAAAATTTACCACCGTGTCATGATTGCGTTTCAGATATTCGTCAAACCGGATGACGGCCTGCGTCATGCCCTTGAACGAGCTTTCCATGCCCAATCCTTCCAGGATCAGGCTGCCAAACGTTTCCATAACATCGCCAGATGCCTCTTTAAGCTGCATCATCTGCCCTTCGAGGGTGTTGGCTTTGTCCTTGGCGATTTCAAACATCGGCGCCGTGGCAGTCAGGATTTGATTCAGTTTTTCCTGTTGGCTGGCTGCCGTATTCACCTGGATGCCATACCGAGAAAGTGCGTTTGTCGGGCTGTTCAGGGTTTTTCCCAACAACAAAGCGGCATTGTTGAGATCCATCCCCAAAGCGTCAGACATACCAATAATGGCCTGCTGTGCTCTCTGTAGGTCATTGGTGCTCAGCTGTTTGGCGAACAGCGCCAGGGTGCCCGTAGCTTGATTGATGGCATCATCCCCGGCTGTGGTTACCCGCTGCAAAGCAACTGCATTGCGGGTCAGCGCCTCGAAAGCCTCGTCGGAATACCGGCCTGTCGTCTTGAGGGCCGACGCCAGCGTCATGGTCATTCGCTGGGCTTCGCCGAAGGCTTTGACCGCCTGTACCCCGAAGCCAATTACCGCCGAGCCCCCCAGGGCGACCAATGCCCCCCGCACGCTGAAAATCGCCTTTTCCAACTTGCGAAAATCGCGATCCATATCGCGCAGCATCTTGTTAAATTTCGCCTTGCTGCTATTCAAGGTCTCTCCGGCATCAGCCAGCCCCTTGTGGAACTTGGCAGCGTCCAACCCCAGCGTGGCGAATAGTTCGGCGATCTTCACTTGCGGTGTCCTTTACGTGCTTGCATGCCGGCCTCGGCCCGGGCGTCCATCGCCCGCCGGCGGTGCTCCTCGTTCTCGATTTCAAAATAGGCCATCCAGTAGGTCAGCTCCCACCGCGGCATAGCCAACACCGCTGACAGCGACATCTTCAGCTCGCGAGCCAGGCTTACGATGAAATACAGCTCTGGATGGCCTTTTAGTTTTTTGTGGCGGCCTCTTTGGTTTCCGGCCCCATACCGTTGTGGGCGAAAATCGCCGCGCCCAGCCTGGACAGCGTGGCAAACGGCAGCGCCCGGACAGCCTCCAGATCCTCGTCTTTCAGGAGCCGGGCGCCCGTGTCGTCACACAGGGAGATCAGCACCAGCCTCTCCAGCGAGTCCTCAGGCTCGTCCTTTTTGCCCAACTTCAGGGTTTTGGATAGCTCATACTGCTCGGCCAGGGTGAACTGGCGCAAGTAGACAACGCCCTCCCACTCCGGCAACTCGAATTCGCACAGGTTCGGCTTCAAAGCCAGGATGGCATCCCGATCCAGGATGCGCTTGGCCTCTTTGGCGCGTTTACTTGTCATGGCTCTCCCCCCTAGCTCGTTGCGCGGGTCAGCGTGCCCGCTGCCACGATCGTCACCGGCACCGTCAGTTGGTCGCCAACCGAACCGGAGAGCGGTGTATAGGCAGACAAAAGGCCGGTGCCCGTGAATTTCGGATTACCTGCCCCCACCGCGTCGGCAGTCGGACGAACTTCGATGGACACCGCCGTGCCCACCTTTGCGAACAGGATGGAGTCCAGCTCGTCCGCGGCGAAACTGTTGTGGAAGTTGGCCGTGATGGTCCAGTTTTTGAGACCGCCGGCACTGCTGCGGGCCGTGTCGCCCATGGCGGTATCGTCAACCGTCTCGGCCTCATACAACAGTTCCAGGCTTTGCAAATAGGCGCTCAGATCGTTTGAATCAATGGAAAGATAAGCATCGGTGTAAACAGCCATCGGTGCGGGTTCCTTTCGTTTTTCAGGGCAATAAAACGCCCGCCCCTCGCGGAACGGGCCGGGTATTCGGTGGGTAAATCGTTACTGGATGCCGAGGAAGACCACGGCATCAAAATCCGGGGAGGCCCCGGCGATCGTGTAATCCACGCGGAACCAGGTGTCCGTAATCGGTCCGGCAGCCGTTTTCCATTGGCTGCCGATGGCCGATGCCTGGTCGAAGGTGATTCGCGTCGTGGGGCTTGCGAAGGTGTTGTCTGCGTCGCTCTCGACCACGGCGTCCAGGGTGCCCGTGCCGGCCGACAAAACATGCAGCACCCCATACAGTGTCTGGCCGGAAGCCGTCGCCCCCATCTCAACACCCGATCCGCTGCCGCTCGCCGTCAACGCCTCGGCGTTCAGCACCAGGCGGCCGCGTATCAAATCGCCGGTTGCCTCGGCGCCCAGGCTGTAGCCAATCACGTCGCCCACCGCATTCTGCAAGGGCGTGTACTGAGATAGTAGCGACTTGAAGCTGAAGGCTACGGCTCCCGCTGTGTCATCCGTACCGAAGGTAAAAGGTTGATTGGCTACGCCGACAGCCGAGAACAATGCCGCATCCGGCTGGGCTGCTGTGAATAGACCCTCAGCCTGGGCCGTCACCGTCTTCAGTCCACCGGCATACTTCCGGGTATCGTCGCCCAGCACCGTCGTCTCCACCGTCTCGGCGCCATACTCAAGCGCCATGCTGTTGGTCGTCCGGGTCAGGCGGTAGCCGCCAAACCACAACTCTTGATCGCGGATGATGCCCATGGGCTACGTCTCCTTGTAGAGGACCATGAAGTCCTGCACGATGTGATAAATTTGGATCTCGTCCTCATAGAGAGGGATTTCTGATTCCTGCAAAATGTCGTAAATCGTCACGCTGTTCGTGCCGCCGTAGCGCTTCAGGGCGGCGCGCACCTGCGCCGCCACCGCCATCGCCGAATCGATGGTCGTCGCCCATGCGTCCGTCTGGATCCGGGCGCGCACGTCCCCCGTGTCAGCCCCCATGGCCGACACCCGCTCCGTTGAAATCCGCTGGAACGTCACCGCTGGATAGGTCGGTTTCTGCGGCAGGTGCAGATGATAGCTGCGCGTCGAAACCAGCGCCGTCAAACCAGCAAAGCCATCCAGCCGGGCCAGCAGATCGCTTTCCAGGGTCATCGCCGCCGCCTCCGGGTTTTTCCGACCAGCTTGTTGGCTTCGCGCTGGATGGCTTTGCCGAGCGCCTGCGCCATCATGCCCAGCACTTCCTTCTCGGTGTCATCTACCG